CAAATAATCCTGTCGGTGCGCCTATTGGTAACAAGAACGCAACAAAGAATAAGCCTTTTTTAGATGCTATGAGAAGGGCTTTAGCTCAAAATCCACAGAAGATTGGCAGGATTGTTGACAAGATATTAGATCAAGCAGAAGCAGGGGAAGCATGGGCTGTTAAGGAAGTCGCTGATCGTTTAGATGGCAAGGCAGTTCAGGCTAATACTCTTGAAGATGCAGAAGGCAACAATATCGTTACTTCATTAGAAGTCAGGTTTGTAAAGCCAAGTGAAACTTGATATTGTCGCTGGTAGTCAGAATGACGAGTTCTATACGCCTGGCTATGCGATAGAGCCATTATTCCAATACATCAAGCCTAATAGTCGTATTTGGTGTCCTTTTGATACAGAGCAAAGTTTATTTGTGACTATGCTGACAAAACAGGGCCATCAAATAATACATAGCCATTTACAAAACGGGCAAGATTTCTTTGCTATGCAACCAGTAGACTGTGACTACATTATTTCAAATCCGCCTTATTCTTTGAAATACGAGGTTTTTAATAGATTGTTTGAAATCGGCAAGCCATTTGCTATGTTGGTTGGAGTGGTAGGGTTATTTGAAAGCCAAAAACGATTCAATATGTTTAAAGATAATAATTTTGAGATTATGTATTTCAATAAAAGAATTAGTTACTTTAAAAGCTATGAAGATCAAAAACCTTCATTAAATCCCCCATTTTCCTCAGTTTACGTAGCCAAAGATATGTTCCCAAAGCAGATAAACTTTGAAACAATCAATAAATGAATGAAATCACCCAAGAACTGCGGGAGGCAATATCTGCGGTTGACTTCCCTATCAAGCTGCAATTCCTCTTTGAGCCTATGCGTTACAAGGTTCTTTATGGGGGTCGTGGTGGGGCTAAGTCTTGGGGTGTTGCGAGGGCTTTATTGGTTCTTGGTGTCAAAAAGACTACCAGAGTCTTATGCGCCCGTGAGTTCCAAAACTCAATAGGCCAATCAGTCCACAAGCTCTTATCTGATCAAATCATTGCATTAAGGCTTGAGTCATTCTATGAAATTACACAAAACTCCATTAAAGGCAAAAACGGCACAGAGTTTGCGTTTGTAGGCCTGAAAAACAACGTAGCTAATATCAAGTCCTACGAAGGTGTAGATATATGCTGGGTGGAAGAAGCTCAGGCTGTGAGTCGGCAAAGTTGGAACGTACTTATTCCTACGATCCGAAAAGAAAATTCAGAGATTTGGGTCACATTTAACCCAGAACTTGAGTCAGACGAAACATATCAAAGATTTGTGCTTTCGCCACCCGATAATTGCAAAGTTGCAAAGATTAATTGGTCAGACAATCCCTGGTTTCCAGATACACTCAGATTAGAGAAAGATGCCCTATTTAGCAGGGATAGAGAAGCCTACAACACAGTCTGGGAAGGTTTATGCCGTCAGACTGTAGATGGTGCTATTTTTGCCAAAGAAATGACGATGGCAGAGCTAGACGGAAGGATTACGAATGTCCCTTATGACCCTATTAAGCCAGTCCATGCAGTATTTGACCTCGGTTGGGCTGACGCTACTGCTATTTGGTTTGTGCAGTTTATTGGCATGGAAACTCGCCTCATCAGGTATTACGAAAACAACCAAGAAACAATAGCGCATTACTTGGCTAAAATGCAATCCTATGGATATGTATATGACACCATTTGGCTACCTCATGATGCTGGAAACAAGACTTTGGCCTCAAACGGCAAGAGTATTGAAGAAATCGTTAGAGCTTCAGGGTATAACACTCGAGTTATTGAGCGAACACCAATCGTTGATTCCATTAATGCTGCCCGAATGATGTTTAACAAGTGCTGGTTTGATAAGACCAACACACACGAAGGGCTGCAATGCCTACGCCATTATCGCTATGACGTAGATCCTGATACTAAGCAGTTCAGCCAAAAGCCATTACACGATAACTATTCGCATGGGGCGGATGCTTTCCGATACATCGGATTAATGGTTAATGAGCCTAGAAAAGCACCTAAACAACGAGGAACTTATCAACTACCAAGCTCATGGATGGGTTAAAATGTGTAGTAAAAATGATACAGTTGTCTTAAAATCGGGCAATAATTAAGGAATATCTATGGCATACGACAGAGTTGCAGACTCCCAATCAGACGGAAGAATAGAAGAAGCCAAAGACTTTTTACGGCTTTGTAATGATTCGGATAGCAATAATCGTGCAGAAGCCCTAGATGACGTAAGATTTGCAGCAGGCGATCAATGGCCTGTAGATGTGCAAAACAGCCGAGTATTAGAAGCTCGCCCATGCCTGACAATCAATAAAGTTGATGCTTATATCCGTCAAATCTGTAATCAACAAAGACAGCAACGCCCACGCATCAAAGTGCATGGAATGAACAATGAATCCGATGCAAAGATTGCTGAGATTCTGACTGGTATTTGCCGTCATATCGAGAATCAATCCGATGCAGACTCAGCCTACGATCACGCTTTTGAATACGCAGTTAAGATGGGCTGGGGCTATTGGCGCATTACTACTGATTATGTAAGAGAGGACAGCTTTGACCAAGAAATCTACATTAAGCCAGTTGAAAACCCATTTACTGTCTATTTTGATCCTAATAGCGTTCTACCTGATGGTAGCGATGCTGAGCGTGTCCTTATTACGACAGTCATCAGCAAAAACGTGTTCAAAAAGATGTATCCCGAAGCTGAATTTGACCAGGGCTTCTCATCCAGAGGAACAGGCGATACAGAGAGCGAATGGGTTACGAAAGAAGATATACGCATAGCTGAGTATTTCTACACAGAACGCACAAAAGAGATGCTTTTACAGTTATCTGATGGCACTACAGGCTACAGCGATGAAATCCCTTCTAAAGAGGTTTTAGAGGCTGCTGGCATTACTGTCGTTGATAAGCGTGAAACTTGGCGCAAGAAGATCAAGTGGTGCAAGCTCACCGCTATGGAAATCCTTGAAGAAGGCGAGTGGGCGGGTAAATTTATCCCAATCGTGCCTACTTATGGTCAAGAAGTGCGAGTCGATGACAAACATAAAAAGTTTGGTCTTGTTCGCATGGCTAAAGACCCACAACGTATGTATAACTACTGGTCAACGGCTTTGACTGAAACTGTCGCTTTAGCGCCCAAAGCAAAATGGCTATTGGCAGAAGGTCAAGACGAAGGACACGAGAACGAATGGGCAATGGCTAATATCAAAGCTATGCCTGTTTTACGCTATAAACAGACAGATATTGAGGGCAGACCAGCTCCAGCTCCTACTCGTTTACAGCCAGAGCCACCACCAGCGGGCGTGATGACTGCATTGTCAGGAATGAACGCAGATTTAATGGCAGTAGTCGGTATTTTTGATCCTAGCCAGCTTCCACAAGGCAATATGAGTGGTAAAGCGTTGCAAGGTCAGCAATCCCAAGTGGATATGACTAATTTCCACTATTACGACAATCTGACACGCAGTATTCGTCACACAGGTCGCATTATTCTTGATCTGATTCCTAAGATTTATGACAGAGAACGAGTCATGCGGATCATTGGCGATGATGGAAAACCTGAGATTGTGACTCTGAATCAGCCAGGCACAGACGAAAATGGCGTGGCTAAGATTCTCAACGATGTAACTGTTGGCGAATACGATGTCGTTATGGATACAGGCCCTGGCTACAACTCCAAACGTCAAGAAGCATCAGAATCTATGGCTACCATCCTTGCTGCTGATCCTAATTTAATGTCACAAATCGGTGATCTTTGGTTCAGAAATATGGATTTCCCTGGCGCAGATGTTATTGCTGATCGCCTTGCGACCCTTAATCCATTGGCTAAAATTGACGATAAGTCACCTATTCCACCGCAAGTTCAGATGCAGTTGGCTCAAGCTCAAAAGCAAATCCAAGACCTTCAGCAAGCCCTACAAGCCGAGCAGATGGATAAGAAATATCGTGCAACTGTCCAACAGCAAGTGCAAGAAGCTGAAACAGAGCGTGAGAAGATGCGCCTGCAAGTTAAGCGTGAAGATACTCTGTCACGCACAGATACCCAAGCGCACGATACAGTTATCAAGACTCAGACTCAGCTTGAAAT